TTCATCTACCGTTGTGCCATCTGAATCAATCGCTCTAATTCTCATACCTATATCGTCAGAAGTAAATGATGCTACTGATGCCGTTACTGTTATTCCAGTCCCGGATACTGCCGATAAGGTAAGCCCAGCACCAGCATCCTCTGTCACTTGATATGCGGAATACTGTAATCCAGAATGAACATACCAACATTGGTCTTGTCTATCCGGAGTTACTGGGTCTAAGAATACTTCTAAATATCTCTTAGTAGTGCTATTGATAGTCCGATTGACTATTGTCCAAACCTCATCATAAGGCTGGTCTGCCGATGGTATGGCGGTAATCGATTCATATAATCCATCCGTACTCTGTCTAGACCAGGCCTGTAATTCCTGGTCTGCCTCCCTAGTGAATGTAGCTATCTTGCCATCATCACGAATACACCAAAGGATTGAATCTGGATTCTGTTGATAAGCTATATCCACAATTCCGTTACCAGTTATGTGTTCTGCTAAGATTGTGGTATCGGCTGATTTGTAATTATCTAAATCCCAGAAATAATATAACTCCCTAATCTTCTGACCAAATCTTTGAACATAATATATAAAGTTAGAAATCTTCTTTGGCTGGATTGCTTTAGAACCCCAACCGGTCTGCCGGGTAGAATTAATATTTGATGGTGTTAAAGGTTCGCCAGTTCCTCCGGCTATAACAAACTCACCACCGAATGTTCCTACTGCTAATGAAGTTCCAGATGACATCCATTGAATCTCATTAGCTTCGTCAGATGCTATCTGCACATTTATCCCATCGTCATCGGCTGCCCCTACTACAAAGCTATCATATACATAAGACTTAGACATCCATAACTTCTGTGGTTCGTAGTCTGTCCTGGCCATGCACAATCTTCTTTCATGGAAAGTTACTCTGGCCGGGTAGCCTCTGACATCGCCCCATGCACCCTCTGCCCATTCATCCGTAGCCACGGCCGCATCTAAATCTTCTATGACATCCGCATTGACTACAGTAGTTGAAGTGAATCCGGTAATCTTTACATAGCCCTGTTCTGAATCTCCGTTAAGGCCGCCAATCTTCCAGAAAGTTCCTACATGACCAGCTTCGAATGTAGCTGCACTTGCCGTAACAGTTATCGACCCGGTGACTGCACTAGGAGTCAAGGTTACCGCTCCTGTGTTATCTTCTAAATAAGGAGAGCCTATATAAACAAAGGCCGCCATAGTCCAATCATTAGCACCAAGCCTTGTAAGCACTTGAGGTGGATAATCTTTATGAGTCATATAGATGACATCATTCAATTGTGCATATTGGACTTCAAACAAATCTGCCTCTGCATAAGGATGAGGCAACTCGTAAGTGCTTTGTGCGACCCACTTGTTTGCTGCGAGGTCTGTAGCGAATGTCCCGGAAGTATGGTCAACGATACAATAATAAATTATAGATGATTCCTTAACAAAATCTCCCACATAATAAGCAGTAGCAGTAACCCATGCATCTGTATCACCTAAAGTTTTCTGGACTTGGCCAAGCCCGGTATAAAATCTAAAATACTCATCACCCATCTCGATAACATATGAGTCCGCTCTGTTGAAGACGAACCTCAATAGCCGGGATGTCTTAGTCGAATCTTTTGTTTCATTTATAAATAAAGTCCCTTGAGTTCTTATAGCGAGGCCATAGGGACGGACGAGCATATTCTCTAGAGTCTGACAGGCATTGTAATACTGTGCAATGTCAGTCCTACCAAACAGGAATGGAGAAAACTCTCCACCCACAAACGATGTGTATATAGGAGTTACAGTAGGCATAATTCTCCCTTAAATAAAATATCCAGAATCACCTTGTGAGTTACCATACTTAGCTAACTCCCACTCTGAATCTTGCATTTGTTGTTGAGTTCCTTGACGAGCATTGTCACCGGTTGCCGATGGTAGAGAAACTTTCTTATATCTACCCAGAAGATTCTCTAGGCCTGTGTTAGAATTAGTAACCATGAATACTAAGTTGGCCGCTAATATATCTGCAAAGGCCGCTACGAACTTGACTGTATATTTAGTTGGGTCATCTAGAAAGTATACATACTTTATCCCAAGCCCGGCAGTATCTGAAACAATGGTTTCGCCCTCGATTCTCCAGGTAGCTTGTCTATCATTTGTTTCTATGATTGTGATTACATCAGATGGGAGTTGGTAAGTATATATTTCCCCGGAATATGTCCAGGCTTGAGTCGTAGCTAATGTCGCAAGTAGAACTCTCTTGGTCGCAAAGTTCCAATGAGTTTCTGAAAGGATATCTTTTAAGGTGCTATCGTAAATCCTATTTGTAATACGAGCATTCTTCGTATCGTCATTGAGGTTGACGATAGGATTCGCTCCTATTAAAGTCAATGCCCGGTTAACTATTTCTACTTTACTTACAGCCATAGTGTTCCTCCTTTAGGGGTGAGGGAGAGCCTTGCGACCCTCCCTCTATGAAACGAACTAGTTGGTGTAAGTAACTACAGTCTTGATTGTACCAGTAATAGCCGCTCCTATAACAGTAGCTATAATGGAAGTATCTCCATCATTCGTTCCTGTTACATAGCTTTGCCCACCGATTTCATCAAGAGAATTGCTTCCGGCTGCTGATACATCTACTGCATCCATGTATCTGTTGACCGTATCGGAATCCCCGATGTCCAGAGTTGCCGCACCGAGAGCATCAAAATAAATCTTGATGTCTACGATGGTCTGGTCGGCTGGTAATCTAGCTATTTCGATAGTATCGGCAATCTGTGCCGCTGCTGCCTCGTAGCTATCTTGAAACACTTTGGTAGTACATTTGATTTGGCCACCAGCAACGATGTTATCACCGCTACCACCAGCTATAATCTTTGTTACATTCACTCCGTATAATGCTGCCATGATATTCCTCCTTTAAAGGTTAAGTTATTAAGATTAGCTTTCGTCTATGTCAACTCTTACGACTCTCTCCTCTTCCAAGCGAGTAGTGCCGATGTTGAGTTCATAGTAGACTTGCCAAGAATAACTTAAGTCTTTTCTTTCATCGGTACGAACCAGAGGAGCAGCAGAAAGAGCAGCACACACACCATATTTCTGAAATGCAAAACATTGGCGAATGTTAGAAGCAACATCTAGACGAGTAGAAGTAATCCACTTGAAACCTAACCAAGTGTCTAACTCTCCTCTGACCAATGCCTTAACCGCTGCATAGTCACTAGAAGTAGCCTCTGGCTCACCTAACAAGTCTTCCAGACCAGCGGGAGATGCTATGAAGAATCTCTCTTCCATCTCGACATCGTTGTCATCTAGAATCCTTTTAGCTTGTCTAACTTTCTCAAAAGTTAAACCAGTTCCTCCGTTTACTATAATCTGACCAGCCGGGAGAGGGACTGAAGTAGAACCAGTTTCTCCGGATAGTGCTGCTCCACCTAAAGCATCGATAATAGAATCATCGATTCTACGGCCTAATGATGCACCGGCTGCGATGGTATAAGCACTTCTGGGGTCAGAGATTGTCCTTAACTCGTCACCACGGTCTAACAATCTGTTGTCATGATAATCAATCATGATGCCCATTCTTCGGGCTAAGTTAGGGTCGTTGTTAGGAGTCTGAGCATTTCTTGTTGCCTTTGCTTCCATTTCCCATTCACCAATCTGGTCTTGGAAGAAAGTTTTGCCTCTTACATTGGGTTTCATGTACACGGTAGGATATAGCTTTGCATATTTCTGCTGAGCCAACTGCATAATATTGCGGCTATATGCTTGTGCATAAATCTCATTTTGTGTTGCCATGTTATCCTCCTGTTTGATGTTTATCCAATTGCTTCTACTTGGTTGATTATCTCACGAGGAGGTCAACCTCAGTTAAACCTTTGTCGTAGGTCTGCTATGAGATTGTCTACACTTCTATCATCCAGCTTATGGTCTTTCGATTGTCACTTGCCGGATGTTGTTGCCAAGAGGCTATTAACATAATCAATTGCTTTGCCTCTCTTGACCGGGTCATCACTATAATAATCGTGACCCTTGTTTGCCATTATCTTATCAACTTCTGCTTTAGCTTCAGCCGGGGTTCTCGCATAATTAATCTGCGAAAATTCTCCTATCTGATTCTCAGCAAATTGATGACCGATATCGGCCAGAAACTTTGCACCTCTTGGGTCTGCTATTAAATTAGCAGTCAAGAATTTCTGAGTTTCTTTATCTCCACCAAACTCATTGATAACACTTTGAGCCTGGCTAATCTTTACATTGTACCCATCGCCCCATTCATTAGCTAAAGTGTTCTTGGTTTCATCCACTTTCTTTTGATAGTCACCCAAAGCCCACTCATAAGCATTCAAGTTAAGACGATTGTATTCTTTCCACATACCATCTGCTTGTTTCGGTGTTAGGCCTTGCTTGTGGACTATCTCAGCGAAAGTATCCTTAGATACGATGATGGGCTTCATCTGGTCTGGAATCTTTACATCAGATAAAGCATAATCTTTAGGACTATCCGGAATACCCATAGCCTTGTTGAATAGTGCCTTGCCCTCAACATCGTTATCATCCTTGGGCATTGGAATCTTTTCGTGACCCATCATCTTCTGCAATTCCAAATAACTCTTAGCTACATTCTCCAGTCCAGATTTGTCATCGGCAAATTTCTTTAGACTTGGTGAACCTTGTAAATCCTCTGACAAACTAGACTTCCATGAGAACTCACTAGCATCATCGCTAGACTCATTCTGTAGGTCTTGATTGTCAGCCTGGTTCTCAGTATCTTCAAGCTGGTCGAGATTATCTACTTGTTCTTCTGGCATTATTGCTCCTTAGATTTGATTAGCGAAACTATCTCGTCCGGAGATAGCCTCAAGATTGTTTTGATAGTAGCAATCACTTGTCGCTTACCATCGTTAATAAGTGTTACTCCCTCGTTCTTCGGGTCAAAGACTGACTGATACCAGCCACATGATTCTTCTAAGAATTCCATCACCTCTTTTCCTTGTGGTGACCCAAAGGTTGTTTCTATGTTCTGCTTTAAACCTCTTACATAATCAATGTCTGTGAGTTTATTCATTTCTTCTTATGTTTACAAAGTTTTACTTCACTACTAGCATTAGAAATAGTCAACTCACTACTAGATGGATTTGAAAACTGAACAGGTGTTCCGGCATTCGTATAAGTGTAACAAGGATAACTTGTTGTAATATAATTTATACACCACTCCTTACCGCACCTTACACAATAAACTACATCACAATGTTCGCAATGTCTTAGATTATGTTTACATCCACAATGGCTATGAGCCATATCGCCTCCTATTTGTTTTGTGACTCTACTATGTTCTTATCTGCTCTGGTAGATGTTTCAGCAGTCTGAGCCAACTGTGCGGCCATGTCCATCTTCTGTTGTTGTGCCGCAGCTTCTGCTCTGGCCTTACGAATCTCAGCTACTTCATTGTCATCCCGGAGAACTTGAGCGGATGCTCCTGTGATTCCCCAGATATCATCGACTGCCTTATCACCATCTATCTTATCAAGCACCTCTGGCTTAAACTGTGACACCTGTCCAACTAAGCCGAGTGCATTGGTTAAGGAATTTAACTCCGTCCTCTTCTGAGCCTGGGCTAACTGAGATACATATTCAATCTCGTATCTTGGGTCACCTCTTAACTCATCCGGAGGCGGTGGTAATTTACCTCGCCTGGCTAATATCCCTATAGTCCTTTGAATGATAGGATTCAAAACATCAGAGATAAACCGGCCAACACTTGGTGCTAACATCGTCATCTTCTCATTAATCCTCTCATAGACTTCCGGGTTATTCATCTGCTTAGTCAAACCCTCAAAAGCCAAAAAGACATCGGTATACATCAATGCTTTGATATGCTGCCGTTTAAGTTCCATCGCTTCGAGTCCAACATAAGGATTGCCATAGTTACCGAAAGCGAATATGTCCTTAGAACCTCCGGACATCTCATCTTTGTTGTAGTAATTTACTGACCTGGGGTTAGCATTGAACGGCATAATGAATGCATTCTCCGGGACTGCAACGGCTGGGTCTGTGTTCTTCATCTGTGACCGCAGCACAGTCTTAGCCTCTAGATTTAAAGTCCTAACATCCGGTAAAGCTTTCATGGCCGGACTAAATCCGTATGCCTCAAAAGGCCTCTTCTCGAACCTATGAGCCATAGCCGGGAGTTCCATGTAACCGCCCTCTTGGACTATCTTCATCGTATCTTTCTGAACCCAGATAGCCTGGACTGGCATATTTTGTTTATTGGTTTTATTTAAATCTCTCTGATGCCTTTGAGCAATGTAAAGAATGAATTGATATTTCTTATTTGAATCTCTTCCAACATCGTTCTCTCTCTTGAGGTCATCAGATAATGCCTCTGCTCCGAATCTCCTTATAGCTTGATAAGGTGTATACTCGAAAAGGATATAGTATTCTTTTATCCGCTGCGAGGCATCCTCAACGATACAGGTCTGCTTAACCGGGAGAGCATAGAATCTAACCTCTGTTTCAAAGTCCTCTTCAGCTAAGAAGATTGATGTGCCATAGACTCCGGAGGCTTTGTAATTAGAGAACATTTGATTATAGAAATTAGAGTTGTTTAAAGCATGATACACTTCAGCAGATAAATCTTCCAGGTATAATGATACTGACTTCTTCTCCATCAGCAAAGGATTCTTAGTCCGGAGTGCAAACCACTTGCTGGATGGTGGAGTGAGGTAATTCATAAAGCCATTGGCTAGAATGTCGGCCGTTTCTAATGATGTAGAATCCCACAGGTATGTGAAATCTAATTCATTCCCGGAAGAGTAAGTGCGATTGATGTTCTCAGCCTCAACATAGAAATAATCATGGAGAGTCTGCCAGTAGCTTTCCCAGTTCCGTCTGTTGCCTAATAGTTGTGAATGATTCTTACATATGTCTTTGCCTGTCATTCTATCCATTATGACTCCTTAATTTCCTAGTAAAGTCTTCTGTGCTATATCAGCTTGTCCACCAATACCAAGCGGAGAAGTCATTGTAGTTTCACTTCGTTTCATGCCGACCTTTCTCCTCTTAGCATCTGCTCTTGCTTTATTATCAGCATCCTCTTTCTCTTTCTGTGCAGCGGCCAAAGCCTGGTCATGCCTCTGTTGAGCCAACCGAGAGGATGACTTGGTGGCTTTAGTTTGTTGTGCTGAAGAAACACCGGCTACTGCCCCAGAAATAAGAACTGCCGCTGCTACAATCCATCCCATCGACATAATAA